TTGGTGATATCGACGCGCTCATTTGGCGATTTGCGAAACATCACAAGCTGGCTGTCTATACCGCCAGCGCCGCCGGGCATAATCGTGCCGCCTCGCGCGAAACCGAAGATTTTTCCGAGACCTGCAAACAACCCGCCGAACAGCCCGCCACCACCTTTGCCGCCACCACGGCCGCCAAGGACGCTATTTGCGGAAAACAACGCATCCACGAACTGGGTCTGGATCTTGTCGATGATCTTGTTCAGAACGTTCATCGCCGCATTCCCGAACGACTTCCAGACGCCCTCCCCATTGGCCAATCCCTGCCTGAAATCGGACAGGAAGCCGTTGGTCGCATCCTTGGCAAAATCCAGCGCATCGCGCATTTTCTCAGTCGCAACCTCAATCGATGCCATCGCCTGGGCGAGGCCAGAGATTTCTGTTTTCTGAGAGGCAGAAAGCTGGATACCGCGCTGCTGTGCCTGGTTGAGGAGGTCAGTTTCGTATTCGAGCGCCGCCGCCGCCTCCTCAGTCAAACCAAGGGCTTGCTGTTCCGCCTTGAGGCTGGCGATGCGCCGGTTGGCTCTATCGATGATTTCCGAGTACTTGTCCGCCTCGGATTTACCGCCTTTGGACTTCCCGCCACCCCCAGAGCCGGCAGCAAGCTCCTTGTTCACTCCGCTGACCGCGTTACCAAAATTGACGGCAGCAGGCGTCGCTCCCTCGAAAGCCTTGCCGAGCTGACCGATGTAGTCACGGTTCAGCGCAGCGCTCACCGCCGCATTGCGTTGATCGACTGCGCCAGACAGCGCTTCGGAGAATGGATTGGCAATCTCGTCGACCGCCTTAGCGCCCGTATCAAGCCCGCCGATGTTGATGCCGGGAATATTGTTAACCGCGGAAATGAGATCGTTCACGGACATCTTCGCGCCGTTAACCATCTCATTGACCACTTTAATCACAAGGTTGGCAGCACCAATGACGGCTGCACCGATAATATTCGGAAAAGCCTGCCAGACGAACTTGATGTCCTCGAATGCGGCAACAAAGGATCCGATGACGAAGTTGGCCGCATCCTTGGCGATCTGCACAACGTCTGTGCCCATCGCTTTCTGAATTTCATCACGGAAATGATAGACGGCGACAACAGCCGCTGTCAGGCCTATTGCGAGCGCGCCGATGGGATTGGCGACGATTGCAGCCGTCAACAGCTGGACAGCACCAACGAGGCCCGATCCGATCGCGATAATGAGGCTGCCGACTGCCGACAAAATTGCAGGAGCAAACATCAGAGCCAAGGCGCCGCCGGCCACTGCCGCATATTCCGCAACAGTTGGTAAATACTGGATCAAGCCTCGGATCGAGTTCGAAAAGGCGTTTAGGCCATTTCCGATGACGACAAGAGCGGGGGCTAACGACGCCACAGCAGCAAGGGCAACATCACTGATAGCCTGCCCAACGTTTCGCATTGCCTGGTTGAAGCCGCGCAGCTTGTCGCCCGTTTCCTTGGAGATGACGGAGGCACCTTCACCAAGCTTGCGGAAACCTTCGCCACCTTTTTCAAGAAGCGGGATGAGTGCCGTAGCGTCAGACGCCATCGCTTCCAGATAGAAGGTCATCTGCTGCTGGCTGGCGCCTGCTTTTTTCAGGCTGTCATAGTAGAGCTGCAGCGCCTGCGGACCGGACAGGTTCTTGAACGCATCTGCGGTCAAGCCAACCTTGGGTGCGATATTTTCGAAGAAGTCTTTCATCGGACCGCCGCCGGTCTGGTTGAAATCACCAATCCGGTCATTCACATCCTTGAAGATATCAGCGAGCTTGTCTCCCTCAATGCCGACCGAGCGAGCAGCAAAAGCAAGCCGCTGGAAATCTTCAAACGTCGTGTTGGAAATCTGGGCGCGCTTTGCGATATCGTCGACTGCGCCGAGAGTACTCCCAAGAGCAACAGCGAGACCGGACAAGGCTCCGGCCGCCGCTGCGGCTGCTGCAACAAACGCCGTCTTGATTGCCGAGCCAAACTTGCCGGACTGAGCCTGGGCGCGTTTAACACCGTCCTCGAATTCAGCAGTGTTGAGACCAAGGTTGACGCGTAGGGCGCCGATGACAGCGTTTGCCATGATTTACCTGTTCTGTCGATGGCGAGAACCAAGCCACGAGCGCATGACCGCTTCAATTTGCTCCGGCGTCATGTGTCGCCCGGTTGGGGTTGGAGGCTCGCCGAGCAGCTTTTCAAGCTTTATGAACTTGCCGGATTTTTCAGGTGCATAGGCGGACAGATAAGCCGTATGCCAGGCGAGGAAGAGGTATTCGTCTCGCTCGCGTTTGCGGGCGTTCGTGACGCCCGCTATGACGAGGCTGACCTCATAGAGCGTCAAATCCCAAAACAGATCGTACGCTTGCCCGGCCTCAATCCATGCTTCTATCAGCGACGGCCAGTTTACCCAGCCGTCGCCGTCTTGGGGCGGGCATCACCGCCCTTCGGTGCCTTCGGCTGCATCAGCTCAAACGCCTTGCCGATTAGCGTTCCCGCTTCCTCGTGGCCGATCTCATCAATGATGTCGTCACAATTCTCGATCGTTGCATCAGGGTGATGACGGACGAGCGAAGCGTGGAACACTTGCGTCAGGAGCGAGATCGATGCCGTACCTTCGTTCGAAAGCTCCTTGCCGATTTGCGGGAAAGTTTTCCCGGTCTCGTTTTCGACATGCCGAACAGCGCCGTTTCCGAGCTTCATCGTCCAGTCTTTGCCGAGGGCCTTGAAGGCAACTTCGCCTTTGATGTCGTTTGCCATTACGCAACCGTCCCCCAGGTCTCAGCGCCAGAAACAGCAACCGTGATGGTTGCGGTCATACGGTCGTCGATCGGGATCGCCTTCGAAAAGCCGATGATGCTGGCCTCGTAAGTGACAGTGACGCGCGGCGCAGCGCCGGGAAACGTGATGCGATGATCGACGTTCTCGCCGGACTCGAAGAGTTCGCGCAACATCACGTCGGTATCGCTGCCCGGAACCCAGTTGATTTCGAACGACGCTTCGCCGTTGTCGATAAGGCCAGAGATATATTCGCGACGACGGTTCGGACTCTGCATATGGGTCGCGTCGACACGATCAGCGGTTGCCTCACCGGGCGTCACGTTGATGACTTCGGCGACCTCGACAAAGGCCGGAACGCCCAAGCTCTTGTCCCAGATTTCATAAATTGTCCCATAGCCAATGCGGGCGTCGGTCATGATGGTTCTCCATAGTGGATGGTAACGTCGATGGAATTGCGAAAGAGATTGTTGACGTCTCCCGCATCTGCGGCAGGAAGGTCTCTTTCGCTTTCGATAAAGACCGCCTGAATCGGACCCGAGGAATGGCCGGAGAGTATCCCCTTGATCTGCCGTGAAATGGCAGTCACCTCGGTATAGGTGTTTGCGTAGACGTCGATCTGGACGCGGATTGGAAGGTAACCGGACGCGCCTCGCATATGATAATTCGGAGGCGCGCTGATCACCTGGAGGAGGACGTAAGGCCGCGCAGCTTTCTGGGGAGCGCGCAGCCAATATCGCCTTCCGCCAGCGACAGGCGCCAGCAGGCTCGTCAATAGTTCCTGCATGGGAATTCCCTACTTCTTTCGGGCCAGTCGGCGCGCCGCCTTCTCGATGTGAAACCAGAGAGAGTTGGCGATACGGCTCAACGTCGGCGTTTTCTCCGCATCCCACGCGGGACGCATAAACGGTTGAGCACCATGGCGCTCGTTTCCGAACTCCTGCTGAACGCCGGCTGGATTATTTGTGCCGACAAACATTTCCTGAAACGTCGGCGTCGCCTCTTCACGATGCAGCGAGCGCTGACGAGAATTAAGCCGCGTCGAGACGTCGATGCTGTCATAGAGGTGATACTCATCACGGGGCGCGAGCTGTCTGGCAGTCCTGGCCATAGGCTCGGCAGCATCCCGCAAAACATCACGGGCAACCTTTTTACCGACCGACCGAGGCAAAGCAGAAAGGGCCTGATCAAGGTCCTTCAGGCCATCAATCGTGACTGTTTGTTTTGCCATCAATCCAGACTCGTGATTGCTGTGATTTCGATGAAGCGGTTACGGCCTTCGTCGGCCTGCTTGATACCGATGATGTTCCAGATTTTATCGTCGTGGTGGATGCGATCGGTTGGAGCTACGTTGCGAGCGGCAATGCTGGACCGAATGACGAAGCGGCTCATGAGCGTAGCACCTGCCTGACCGGCTGCAACCTTTTCTCCATCGCTTGCATCGCGGCGCTTCGCCCTGACTTTTAGAAGCACGGCCCATGTCTGCACAGACTCGTTTAACTGGTTGCTAGTTTCGGTGAACCGCTCGACGGTTATCGAACGGTCGAGATCCTGCGCTGTCGTCATAACGAAAACCTGCGATATTTGCCGATCAGGGCATCTTCGACCCGGCTGAGATTTTCCGCTCCAGCGCGCGCACTCTCGTCATAGGCAAGCTGAACGCGGATCTTGATTGCCGTCTTGATATCGGCCGGGACCGTGCTTCTGCCTTCAACCATCGGCCAGCCAGCCAGATAATCGACTTGCAACGCCGCGCGCTCATAGAGGTCGGATGGACGTTGATAAGCATTTCGAAATCGGATCGACGCCTCACCCGACGCGCTGATGTCCAGCGCGTACTCATTCGCGGCGATCGTCGACACCTGCCCCGCTGAATTGCGATACCGCGCAACGGCAATCGCAGAGACAGGACCAAGCGGCAGCTTCAGGCAACCGGAGAAAACATCGAAAGACTGGCGCCACGTTTGCTCCGAAAGCACAATGCCCAGAATGCCCGTCCAGCCTTCATAGTGATCGACAGCAGACTGAATTTCGTCCTTGATGAGATCATCGTCCTCGTGCGGCAATATATTATCATCTACACCACGCTCGGCGATGCGAAGGGCCACCTTCATCTCGTCGAGCGTAACAGGAAGCACGGCGGGTGCCGTCACGAGGACCGGACGATGCATATCACTCTGCCTTGTTACTCGGAACCTGTTCCGCCTTGTTTGCGGGCTTGGCTTCGGCTTTTGCCTTGTCAGTACCGGCCTTGATCTTCTCGACTTCAGCGGCGGCATCAGTGCGGGCTTTTTCGACCATCACTTTGAGTTCCTTCAGATCAGCATCGGCCGTTTTTCTGGCCTCAGACACGGCTTCAGCAATGCCAGAGGTTTCTTTCTCGGCATTCGCCCGCGCCTCGTTGAGATCATCCTTGAGCTTGGCAAGAGCTTCCGCCGCGAGCTTCCGCGCATCTGCGAGGCGCTCGTCTTCTAGCGCCAGCAGATCGTCGATTTCAGCTTTACGCGCCTTTACAGCTTGCGTCGCCGAGCGAAACTGCAAACCCTTCCAGCGTTCCGGATCATGTTCGCCAAGAACGCCGAGTTCAACGAGGTGCTTGGCCTCGACTTTTTTCAGTTCGCGCGTTTCTCCGCTCCGGTAA